CAATTCGCCTAGTTTTTCTACGTCTAGGGCTATTGCAACCGAAGTTTGCGGAGCGGATGTTCCAAGAACCTCAAAGTTTGCGGTGACATCTGGAATGGTAGCAAACGCCTGAAGGCTGGACGTAGCACTTGCAACTAACCCACCAATCGCATCGACTGATGCAGATGTGGATGCGGAGCTATCGCCAACCCGCACACGGATGCCAGCAGAGCTAACACTTGCAGAAGAAGAGATAGAGGATGCACCAATTTGGATGCGAATACCGTCAGCAGATACAGAGACACTTGCAGACGGTGATGATGCACCAATGACAACTCTAATGGCTTCTGCTGTTGCTGTAGCCGATGCAGATGGCTGGGCAGCGCCCACAACAATACGCACACCCTCTGCCGACATTGTAGCTGGGCCAGCAAACGCCGATGCGCCAAACTGGATGCGAATACCATCAGCAGCAACAGTGCTAGTAACATTTATATTACTCGCGCCAAGCTGTATGCGTATGCCTTCAGAGGTTACGGTAGATGCTGTAGATGCTGCGGCTGCGCCATCGAAAATACCGAACCCATCAGCAGATACAGAAGCAGATGCAGACGGGGTTGACTCCCCCTCGCGCAGAGCAAGCGTATTCCAAAACGCAGCATCAAGCGGCTGATTGGGTATTTCTTCTAAGTGACCCCAGTTATCAAGCTGCTCAAGTGTTGGCCCTACGATGTCAGCCATGACTAGGCCGCCGTGATGTCAACGCCTGAAGCTGCTACCTTAAAGATGTCACCATCATTGATTGTCTTGGAAGCTGTCAGCGCCGCATGAAACAGCAAGTTTCCAGCGCTGGATGCATCATAAATACCAATATGCGTAATCGTACCCCAGTTACCACCAGAAGCAGCAGGGAACTCAACAGCAGCACTGTTGGATGCTGTTCCTGATGAAGATGCAGCAAACGCCATTGACTGACGTGCGTAGCCGTTACCGCTTACTTCAGCGCCAGTACCAGCATCAGTTGGGTCAGCAGTGTGCAACCCAATATAAACAGCAGACGGAGCAGTCGTGCTAGTCGTGCCTAGAAAATGGTCAAGGAAGGCATCTTCCAGATAATCACTCATTGCGCTCATGTTAGTTCTCCATAGTCAGATTTCATTTGAAGAGCAGAACCAGCTTGTTTGCTTCTCTCTTCTTCGCGCTTAACTTCATCAATAGCCCGTGTAAACAACTGCTCATACACAGTCGTTTTTTGGTCATCCATCAAATATACACTAGCAGCAGCTAAAGCGCCATAGAGATATGCGTCAGGGTGACGTGTTAAAATAATATTAGTTGTGTTGCTGTCAGAAAGGTCAGGCACACCTTCCATATAAACAATCTCAGCTGTGTAAGCTGAATCTGGTTCAGGAGCAAATTTAATCTCGCTACCTATAATTGTATAGGCGCGAGGCTTGCCCTGTGCATTGCTTGCGTATAGCTCGTCCAACTTGGCTGGCGTGTAATACTCAAGAACTTCTTTTGGAGATGTGTTGAGCTTTACAAGACGAATAGAACGCAAGTCAGTTGGCAAAGAAACAAAAGCATCACCGCCCGTAAGGGTTGCCGTGGCGCGTTTCTCTTGGCTACGAGCGTTCATCTCACGAGACATGCGAGACTCGGCAAGAGAGATAAAGTCAGGGATTTGTGTGGTCAAATCATCACGAGCCAGAAAATTGGCAATGGATGTTTTAAGCTCGGAATAATTTGTGATAGCCATTATACTCTACCGCCACCCGTTCTAAAGAACCTGTTGTCATAATCATTGAGCCATTTCTTCCAGCCTTTAGGGTTATCTTTAGGCTGTCCTAGCTCTTGGATTAGCTGATGATACAATGCTGTGGGTATTTCCGCAACCTTCTGTTGATGTCGTTGCGTATTGCCTTGCAGGCTACCAAAGCGATAATCGTTGCGCTCATCACGGTTTCTATCAAGAAGAGCATCAACATTCTGGGTGCTTTCAAAGGTAATTTTACCTTCCTCATCAAAATGCGCCCAAGTTTCCTTTCCAGTAATAGTGTCTTTTTTTACAAGTCTTTTTGTCATCTGTCTCGCCTAAAGTGAACGGGGGTAGCCGAAACTGCCCCCTAACACTTACGACAGGTCGTAAACAGCCGCGTGGGCTTTCGGTGCTGAAACTTTCAGCGTGAACTCAGTGATAATCTGGAACTTCTCAGAGTCACCAGTTTTCGCCAAGTCCTGAACCGCAAAGTTACGGTTCGGCAATGTGCAGATTGAAGCGTAGTCACTGTCGAGCAGATACACGCGGTCATCTGAAGCAAAGCGGTCAATTACCACGTCTAGCTGGCCGAAGTCGGACAGGTACAGCGAAACTGACCCAACGATAGCTGCTTCACGAGGAGCAGTATAGTTGATTTGGTTGGTTGAAACTGAACCGCTGTTCAAGTCGCTAAAGGCGGCTTTCTTAGCGGGAGAAACAACCAGCATGTTCGGCTGACCACCATCTTCGTATGCAGCTTGCATAGCGGTGTCAATTTGAGCCAAAGTCATGGCGCGGTTCGTACCAGCCATGTCAGGAACATCCGTGCCGTCACCAGTAGCAGCAGAAGTGCCAGAAGCGTCTTCTACGTTGGTAATCCAGCTTGACAACGTACCAGCTTTACGCGGGTCAGAAGCAGAACGTGCAGTGTCAGAGTGCAAGTACTTTTCAATGTCGCGGCGAAGCTCAAGGCCTTTCAAAACTTTTTGATAGGCGGTTTCACGGTCACGGCCTGCTTTATCAACAGCGTCCAAAGTGCCTGAAACTTGAGCGTCTTTTTGCGAGATTTGCATGTAGTTGCCCAGACGAGTGGTAGCAGTCGGCGTTGCATAAGCAGCGTCAGCACCTTCGTTCTGGTAGTTGGTTGCTACAGCAGCAGCCAACTCTTGTACTTGCCATTCGACAAATACACCGTTTCCTGTCTCTTTTTTCAGAGCAGAAAATACGGGGGTTTCATCAGGGTCAATGCGAGTGATTACATCACTCAGGTCTTCCCGTTCGCCAATAGCATTGGCAGTAGTAAATTGAGCCATTTTAGGACCTCATTCTCTCTAGTAGTACATCCACAGCAGCATCCTTGCTGCCAGTTTTATTTAGGCGTTCAAGTGCCTGTTTTTTGCGGTTTGCATTACTTTGGGCTTTGGTCGTTGGTTTGCCTGACTTGGTGACCTTCGGAGCTTTCTTTACTTTCTTTTGAGCTACTGGCTTCTTAGCCATAAGCTCGTCATAAAGATAGGCCTTACGAATAGCTAAAACACCACGAGCATCTGCGATATTGGAAACTTCTTGCTCCGAAAAACCAAGCACACGCTGGGCATACGTCACAATCTCTTGTTTCTCTTTTTGTGCAACTTCAGGGTCTTTCCACTCTGGCAACGCTTCAAGAAGTTTCTCTTGTTGCTGTGCCAAGTGAGCCTGATGCTGCTGCATTAGCTCTTGTTGCTGCTCTTCTTGTATGCGTGTCTGTTCGGCTTTTACTTTTTCCATCGCATCCTTACGGTCACGCTGGGCCTCACGTTGACGCATATACTCCATCGGGTCTTCGCTGTAGAGATTATCCCAATACTCTTGGGGCTGCTCTCCAGCACTATCCAACTGTGCTTGCAACGATTGCAAAGCTTGAGCATATTGCTCTCGCTGCTGCGCTAGGGCGGCTACTTCGGTTTCTGAGTTCTTACGAATCTCAGCAGCTTCTTGCATCCGCTTCTGTGCAGCTTGTTCCAACTGATAAGATTTGACAAGTTCGTCAGCGGTGACGCTCTTCTCTTCACCATCAATCTTCACAGTGTAGTACTCTATTTCGTCTTCGACTTCTTCAATCTCAGATACGTCAACATCGTACTCTTCATCATCATCTTCATATTCCTCATCGGCTTCGGGTAGCTCTTCAGCGTCCTCTACCTCAAATTCATCTTCAGATGCCGCTTCTATCTCATCGGTTTCAACAACCTCTTCGATTTCGGCTACAGGCTCTTGAGCATCTTCGCTTGCCTCTTCAGGGGCGTTGGTGTTCAAGAGAAGGTCAACAGCTTGACCTTTGTTTAGAGACTCTCCAGCTCCAAGCAGGGTACTGGTTTCATCGCTCATTTCTAATCTCCTCTACGGATTCTTTTGGAGTTTAACTCCAGTTTCGCTAAGTCACCTGTCTCGATGACTTCTGACAAATGGCCTCGCACCACCATTAGTGCTTGGTACATTTGAAAGAGCGTTTCTCGTTCATCTTGCGATGACGAGGAATCTTTCCATGCGCCGATATACTTCTCCTCAAGCACATCAAACGCCTCCACAATCAAAGGGTCGCGCATCAATGCTTTGGCGCGTTCACCCCTGTTTTGTTCTTCCCTTCGCTTCCCTTCGTCCATCAACAGTCTCCTCTACTGTTGCAATAATACAACACAATGCTTTTTAAGCAAGGTGTTTATACACGAGGTAGGTTTAGAGATGTATCAACTCCAGAGCGCAGCTTTTCGGTACGAAGCTGCATCTCAAACTCAAGCTCTTGACGGCGTAGTTCAAGTTCAGCAGCCATCTTCTCACGTTTAAGCTGGAACTCCATCTCCATTTTCTGTTGTTCCATTTGCAACTCTGCTTGCATTTTCTGCATCTCAGCAGCAACAGCGGGGTCTTGCTGTGGCCCAGCTTGAGCAGCAGCTTGAGCTTGCTGTGCTAATACAGCTTCAATCTGCTCGGACGGTGCAAAGAATTGAGTTGCATCTTTAAAGCCAGACAGTTCAGCAATCTTTGCCAGAGTATTGCGATATTGACTCATACTGACCATCGGGTTCTGTGGGCCAAACTGAGCAATAATTTGTTCTTGTTTTTGTGCAATTTGAGAAAGAAAGGCAATCTGCTGGTCGCGCTGTGCTGTACCAAGACCCACGTTAATCTGTACATCATATGCACTTTCCCACTCACGCGGGTTCATCGGCACAAACTGATTACGCAAGCG